TAGCGGGTTTGGCGCGATAGGCGTCATGCTCTTCTTTGCTGAACACGACGACTGGATTGACAGGATCGGTGTTGTCAACGACGAGTGGATACTCTTTGCGTTCATAGCCGGGCACAGCCACGTAGCCCTTCTCGCTATCATGAACATGTGGCCCCGTGACAATCTGTTCATGCGCATCGAATGGAACCGGCTTGATTTCCACAGTTCCATCGAGATTTTGCACAACACTTCCGCCGTCCGGGCTCCACGTTCCCGGCCCAACTCCAGCAGGAACGCTTTGCTTCCAATCCATGCCTGGAGCGTCTTCGAGGAGACGCAGATTGACCAGCGTGCCACTCACAACGCGAACGATGACAGCCGGGCAGTCGGCTTTCTTCGTGTCTTCATACTTGTACACAACGATTTGACCGAGTTTGGGCTTCGCAATTGCACTCAGAGCGACTACCGGCTTCGCGGCCGGAATCGCCACTGCTTCTTCGGGTACAACGACCTTCGGTGCTGTTGCCATAATTTTCCTCCCTTTGAAGTGAAGCGAGGCCCGCTCGAAAGCAGGCCCCGGAAAGTGTGATTAGGTGAGTGACGAAGGAACCCACTTCGACAAGCTGGACGACCATGTAAACGTGAAGGTATGTCCCGCCGTGCCGGTTCCCGCTGTCATAATGTTTCCAGCCGCTGTCCACGTCCATGTGGATCCCGCGGCCGAAATCACCGTGAAGGAACAACCGCCGACGGCCGTAGCATTGCAGCCGACCGGTTGCGTCCAGTTCACGATTGCCGCTGAACCGCTCACGACAAATAGCGGACCGGTAGGCAAATTGGCGCCAGCCCCAGAAACCACCGAAGCAGTTTGCGCGGAGGAATCAATCGCCCAAGGATTCTGAAACCCCGGTACCCATGTGCCTGTGAGTGAGGAGCACAGCCACTGCGCCCCTGTCAGCACATTGACCCACGGAGTTGCGGGTGTATTGGCCGCAGTACAAGCACCGCCAAGCGGAGGGTCTTGGTTAAAGAACCCGTTTGGCATGGGGTTCCCGCCGTTGGCCGTGTTGTAAACCGGCGCGACAAGTACCATGTCTCCATTCGGATGCGGACTGGCCTGGGTGCCCAGGTATCCGCGCAATCCGCAAGTTATTTTGCTTGTGGTGTTGACGGTGAGTACCCCGAAGGCTTCACGGCCAACATAGAAGACGCTTACCGGAGTTCCAGGCAGCGTAGGTGCACTGATGCCTGTTACGGAGGCAAGCGTCATGCAGTTGTCGATTGTCGGTGAGGTTCCAGCATATAGTGCTGGTCCGTTCACCGACGAGGCGAGAGTGGTCATGGTAAGCGCGGTCTGAGCTTGCGAAATTCCACAGAAAGCCAAGACCGCAGCGAGGGTGAGAATTGCTTTTTTGATGTGTTGGATGTTCATGTTTTTCTCCTTAGCTCGCAATTCTGCAAGCCCCCTGCGGATATTTTGTGAGCCAGCCACCCAGGACATCGAGCCTCAACAGCAGCCGGTCTGTGTTGATGTCGGGCTGACCCCAAGTGCGGATCGCGAGGCCAAGTTCCTTGTCTGCCGCCATCTCCATGATGTGTTGGTTTTCGTACGTTTCAAGGTCCGCGCACGCAAACGTGAACGCTTCAGGGTGGAAAGCAAGCCCACGTACCGACTGCACAGCGGTTGCACCGTTGACGGTAATCGCTGCGCCGTTTGCCGGTGAAACATCAACAGTCTGATACGGACCAGCAAGGACAATGCCGTCGCCATCGACACAGCCAATCGGGATGGTTGCGTTACCGGCACCATCGGAAGTGACGTTTGCGGTCACAACAAATTGCCGCAAGTCCCCTGTCGATTGCCGAGTTAGTGGATTGATGCGATGCACGCCGGCGAAGGTGATGATGTCGCCGACGCGTAGCAGGTTTACGATGCTGTTCGACCAAGTGTTTGTGATGATTGAACTGCCGACTTGCCCAGCGCCATTCACGACTCCCGCCCCGCCCTGCGTCCCGGTTGTAAACACGGGAGCGTTTTGGGTCATGAACCATGAAAAGCCGAGGCCCTTGGCGACCAGGCCCTTGAAGTAATCTTCCTTGCCGCCTTCTCCTGGAGCGAGTGAGCGCATGAAGCCGATGCTGGCCGTTCCCGCAGCGTTCGCGATCAAGCCTTGCAGTGCCGGAAAGATAATGCGCTGCATTTTTGGGCTGATGTGCACGGTCAAATCATCTTCATCAATCGGAAAACCCTCATCCGCCAAGATCTGCAGGGCGTTTAGATACGTGTCCGCAGTGTTGGGGGTGGTTCCAGGCGTTCCGACTTCCGCTGGTACATCGACAAAACGCTGCATGCCGTCATAGTCGATGTCGTTGGCGATTTGCACGATGGCTGGCTTCGTGACGCGATTTGTAAAATCATCAAGCGACAAAGCCATATCCGAAGAAGTGAATCCGCGTGCTTGCTGGTACTGCTTGTTCAGGATTAACGGAACGGATCTTTCCATGTAGTCCTGAAGCTGAATGCCTTGCCCTGCGGTGCTGACGGCTCGGGCGGGTTTTCGAATATTCAGCAAATAGCCGATCTTCGCTCCTGCACGCCCAAACTTATCGTCATACTCTCTTGAAACCTTTTTCGTGAAGGAGATGGAGTTTTCGAGAACCATGAGGTTCTTGTAACTGATCTCCTGATTGGTCAGTAAAACGTTGGACATAGATTAGTCTCCTGTTTTATCTCCCCATGCGCTGCGCGGCCTTGAAGGCTTTGTAATTTCCTTTTTCTGCCGCTGCGCGAGATGTGAGAGGCGATGTGGTAGCCGCAGTCGATACCGGCCTTACCGGGGCAGGTACCTTGGGCTTTGGTTTGAGGTTTGCTCCACCGTTAGCATCGCTGGTTGATGGCGAGCCAGTCTTCAGCCTCGATGAGAGGCGACCAACTTCCATAACGGCAGAGAGTGGCGACATCTCCGCTAGCTTTCGCGCGTAATCAGGATGCTTGCCAAGGTAGTAAGCCACCTCAGCGCCGTTTTCCTGTTCTACGATTGCCAGCGTCACTGCTTGGTGCATGGGAATATCCTGGTTAACGACTTCTTCCCAGTCGTCGTGCTCTTCCTTGAATTCCTCGACCTGGGAGCGATAGTTGTTTTGAATTTCCGTGAGGCGCTCGCGTTCCGCGCGTTCGGCATTTTCGCGTTGCTCTTTCGTCGCGCGCGTCTTGTAGCCCCAATCAAGCAAAGCGTCTTCGTATTCCTGGTCGGTTTGGTAGTCCGCGCGTGCCGGGCGCGGGTTCTCATCTTTCTTTTCGGGTTTGGCCTTGCCTTCAAGAGCATCGAGACGCTGCTTCAGTTCGGCGTTTTCTTTTGCGAGCTTGTCAGTTGCGCGTTGAATCTTGCGCTGCGTGCGCGTGAGTTTTGGTTGGGGCTGTCGTCCCTGTTCATCTTCCTCGTCTTCGGACTCCTCGGCCTTTTTGGTAGCAGCCTTACCCTCTTGAGCTTCCTGCCATTCGGTGTGGGCGGCTTCAAATTCTTCCTCGGTGGCGAACGTATCGCGTTCGGGCTCGGCTGCCGGTTCCGGCTTGTCGATTTCGTAGCCGTTCTTTTCGAGCACATCCTGAATGTCTTTGTCTGTGGCCCCTATGCTTCCTGACTTCATTACGATTCCTGTTGGCATGTTTCCTCCGTTAAATTGGCTTCACCGGGGCGGTAGGCGCCGCCGGCGTGATGGGCTGTACCTTTGGTTCAACGCTTCCGGGAAGTTCTGGGGTCTGCGGCGCATCGCCTGCTTCGTCCTCAACGGTCATCGACTCATGCAGGAGTTGCATCCGGTGACTGATGGTGTCGAGTTCGGCTTGCATGGCTGCCTTGCCAGCCTCGGCATTCGATTTAATCAGCGCTTCGATCATTCCGGCCTGCGCCTGTATGTTCGCGACGCGCTCACGAGATTCCAGTTCAAGGCGCTTCGTGCGAATCGTGTCTGTCGCCCGCGCTAATTCCGCAACCATTTGGTTATGCTGTTGACCAAGTTGCTGGAGTTGCGCTTGCAGCGTGGCGAGCTGGTTCTGTGGGTCGGTATCGTCCTGATCGGCAAGCCCTGGAGGCAATGCTTTCTTCAATCGGTTAGCCAGCGCCTCTGATCCAGGCCAGTCCATGCTCTTAACCATCAAATCACCGATGATCATGAACAATTCAGGCTTGGCAGTAACAAGGCTCATCATCGCTTTCGCCGCTTCTTGTCGCGCGGTGCGATAGCTCGGGCCAGCCGATAGCGTTACGTCGTAGTTTCCTGTCCCAATGTCATAAATCTTGTCGAGTGCGGGAGGACTGAGTAGTTCTTGCGCTTCGGTCGGGTCGCTATGTACGGAGTTGAACAGCACGGCGTGCTTGACCGAATCATCGGGATTGATGATGCGCTGGACACGCGCGCTGGTGATCAAATGCGGGAAATCATCGAGTAGAATCTTTCCTTGCCAGCGAATGGCGCGATTTAGATTGTCGGAATAGTTGACTGTGCCCGTGTCAGAGGCTTGCTGACGCGACAGAACAGCGACGCCGGATTCAATCTGCGGACCTTGCTCACCGAGCCCAGGTTCATAAATGCCCAGGACCGACTTAAGATCGTAATCAGCCTGCTGCGCAAGGGCTGATAGCGCTTGAATCGGCGGCTCATGACCGGCTCGCGTCGGTGGAGGCAGTGGCCTACCTTCTCCGTCATATGCCTTGAAGTACAGAAACGGATAATTCTTGCGATTGGCCTGCCGATATTCTTCTTCGTGGTTGCCGAGAGAACCTTCTGGCACATATAGCGGGTCCTTGGGAGCGAGCGCAACCATCTCCGCCGCTGCCGTGATGTTATAGTTGTACATCCGCTGCGGGTCGATGGCATCGTGCACGATTCCAGCCTTGTAAATCTTCCCGTTCACATTCAGCTTCGTGCCATTCAGTTCAATGATGGGGATGTATTTCCCGGTCCACTCATAACGTTCGAGCACTTCCATCGCGTTGTGCTGCGCGCATTTCACGGTGCGCGCTAGGACTTCGCGTTCGTCTTCGACGTGATCGTCTTCTGTGAGGTCGCCTTCATATTTCGAGCTTCCATCACTCAGTAGACACAAATTTTTGCGTTCCAGTTCGAGCCACCAGTATTCAGCGATGCGGATACCGTCCTTGGTCACCCATCCGGGCGCATTGTTGCCGACACCGTTCAAGGAACTGAGTGTTGCAATCGTGGATCGCGGATACTTTTCCTTGTACTGATCCATGTGCATGTCTTCGATGCAGTGGCACCATAGCGGATCCGTGCCGTCTGCTGCGCGGATTGGCGACATGAACACCGAAAAGGGATTGTCGATGGGGGCTATCCTGGGCTCCTGGGCGAAGGAATCCCGCGAGCCTGGCTTATCACTCAAGTATTCGTGATTGATGCGCCAGTACGACCAGCCAATGCGCAGCATGAAATCATAGGCGCAGTCGTAAGTCGTGTCCGCAAAGCTCGCCACCTCGATATGCCGCAAGGCGCCTTGAAAGATTTGCGCTATTTCAGGGTCTGAACCTGAGCCAACCGGATCAACCAGCATGGCCGGTCTGTGTTGTCGTTCTTCCCCGGTGTACTGCCGCAAGAATGTCGGGATGCGGTTGACCGTAAGGACGGGGCGCCCTTCAATCTCGCGCTGGGACTTGATAGCGGGATTCCACTGCGTTTCCCCGATGGAGAAGCGCAAGGCGTCAAGCCCTCTCTCGCGGACTTCGGATTCCGTTTCCTCGGTGAGCGTGAAACGCTTGAGCGAAGTCTCGATCAGCTTGCGTTCATTCTCGGCCGAGGACTTCCGTTTGCTCTTGGATTTTTGTGCTGTTGCTGTGGGCATAAGAAAAAGGCCAGCGCAGAGGATTGCTCCTCGACACTGGCCTTCGGATGTTCCGATCAGCCTGAAGCGTATTAGCTAAACTTTACTTTGGTTGTTACTACTTCTGCCATCATGGGTTGGCCATTTTGGATTTCTAGCTTCTCAATCCGTCCGAAGCCGAGATTCTTGCAGAACTGTACGAACTCGATCCACTGGGACGAGATGGCGGGCTCGCGCCCTACAGGCTTTCTGCAATCAATTCGCTCGCTGGTCTCAAACTCGGACATTGGCATCCTGTTGACGCTGCTGAATTTGGAAGGCATTTACGCGAGAACCACCCGGCAATCTGCTTCTTGACACAGCGCAATCTCTTCGCCCCATCCCGCTTCGAGTGAACTCCAGTCATGCCAGCGCCCAATAATCACTTCATCGCCCACGCGCACCATCATTGGCTGACGATGGCCGGCAATGTATTCCCACTCGCCGCCAGTCGATTGCTGAATACCATTTTCGTCCGGGCACCAGAGAACGCCCGTCTTCCGCCATGCGCCATCGATCCATTTGCCCGGACCCGCTTTCAGGATCACGCCTCTACGCGATGATGTCTCCAGCGCTGCAATCTCTGGCCGCAGAATAAGCGAGTTGTTCCGTTCTCGGAACAGACGCACAAGGATGCGATCATTGCGTGGCGTCCATTCGGTCGTGAATTGCTGACAACCGGGAGTCGTATGCCAGCCGCCATCGCCGTGATGTGGGCTGACGTAGGTTTCACTGGGATTGTTGCGAGCTTTAATTTCTTGCTTTGTGAGGGGCATTGTTAGGTTTCCACCAAAGCGGATTGGTACTGCCACGGTAAATAAAGAATCTGATATCCGCGCATCTTATAGGTCGCGACCAGTACTCTAAGCGGGCCATTGCCTCTTCGTGAACCTCCTCCAGATTCAAGCCAACTCCGCGAGTGAAGATGTAGCCTTTTCGTGCTTGCGCTGCATGGTCCTGCCCTTGGAGGTTTCGCGACTACCCTTCATTGCCCCAATTTTGTTCATGATCTTGTACGGGATCTTGCTCTTCTCGCCGTACTGCTTTTTCAGCTTGGCTTCAAGGAAGGCTGGCATTACTCTTCCTCCGCTTCGCCGTCCGTCGCCTGCCCGTGCGGCAAGCCAGCGTGCCTCGCGATATGCCCGGCCGCCCGCGCGCCCTCCCCTTTACCGAATGTGTACGATTTCGGCTCGTGCGCATAGCCCTCATAGTGATGCGTCACAACGTGCCCGCCATCCATCGCGCGCTTGATTTCAAGGCGCGCTACAACTTTCGGGCCGCTCTTGTTCTTTTTTCCTTCGACTTCGACCACGCTGCTTGCCATTGTGTCTCACCTCATAAATAGAAATCTGTACAGCCAATACAGGCCCAGTTTGTGCGCCATCTTACGCCGCCTGTACTCTTCACGAAAATCTGTGGAATCTTTGATGAATGGAAAGCGCATCACGTCATCCACCCGCCGGCGCCACCATGCGTCGGCAAAGAGTGCGGCAGGCTCGCGCGCGATTCTTCTGGCTTTTGCAATTCCTTGATCGCTACAGCCAAGGTCCTGAAAGCGTCCGCATCGTGTGAAGCCCAATCGTGAAGCGGCTCGCGCTTGAACGCTCCCAAATGCTCGTCATGCTCATACCGATAGTGCCGCAAGCTCTGGATCCCATCCGCGCACTTCTCGCGATCAAACCAGCAGCGCCCAAAGATGGCGCGCGTGGCTGCAATTCCGTCGGCCATACTCAACCTCGGTGTGCAGCGCACCTTGTCCTTACCGAAAACCAGCTTCAATTGCTCCTCAATGCTGCGACCTGTTCCAAGTTCGTGCGCCTTGCCATCATGCGGCAGCCAGTGCGTGCCGTAAACGTAAGGGCGTTCCTGAAGCTGCTTCACGTAGTACTGCAGCGCCTGCAGCGATCCGCTCAAGTGATCGATGATACGAAACTCAAATGGCATCGACTGCGCGAACCAGATGCTCGTGTTATCACCGAAGCCCAGGTCCCAGAAGGTATGCACGGGCTGAATCGCATCATAGGGAACGCGCATGAGGCGGCCTTCTTTTTCAGCCGCTAGCAATTCCGCTCGATAGATCGCGCCTTCAACCGCCTGCTTGCACGTTCCACCGTAGACGTGATCGTAGGCTGCTCCGTCGCGCGCCCTCAAATCTTCCATTTCTCTCAGTAGCACATCTGGAATCCAGGGATTGTCGGCCCAGTTGATTCGCACAACGCAGGCATTCGATGGAGGATTGACCACGAAGCGTTGATAGGTCTCATCGCTTTCCAGTTCTGGATTGAATGAAATCCAAATCTCGCTCGATTCTTTACGGATCGTCGGTATCAGCACGTTCCAAGAATGCTTGCTGACCGTCTGCGCTTCCTCGACCCAAACGACGTCACACGCCTCGTAGGATTTGATGTTGCCGACGTTCTGTCGAATGCCAGCGAATATAAATTCCGTGCCATTCGTGCCGATAATGGTTGACTTGAGCACGGTGTAGCGACCCGACAGACCAAGTTCCATGATCTGATCGCTCAGCAGTTTGTGCACCGAGTCTTGAATCGACTTCTGCGTCTCGCGAGCACAGAGAATGCGCATCTGTTTTTGCACGCCCAGGATTAAGAGCGCTCTCGCAAAGCCCCATGACTTCGCACCACCCCGACCGCCGTAGGCGCATTTATATCTGTGCGGCTCGAACAGGAATTCCAGCTTTTCTGGAAACTGCGCCTCGATTTTATTTGCTGTTGGCTTTGACAAGTTTAACCGTGACTTCCAGTGGAGCGCCGTCGGCCCCGGTGAGCTCATGCGTTTCCTTCACCTTGCCGTATGCGCGATCTGCTAATTCCTTGAACACATAAGCGTTGCCCTTCAGTAGCGCAGCGCCCAAGGCTTTGTAAGCTGCCTCGTCGTTCTGTTCGAGGATCGCGCGTGCGATGATGCGAGCAAAATCAACTTTTGGTTTGCCGCCCGGATTGCCGGATTGCCCTTTGCGATAAGGCTTTAGATTGGCAATGGAGTTGGGGTGTTTACCGCGCAGTATTTTCTTTGAAGATTTCTCTGCAGTCAGTGGCTTTTGTCGCGCCTCTTTGGCTTCTTCGATAGATTCAGCCGTGCGCCTCACGCCTCACCGTACAGTTTCAGCCGGCATGCGCAAGCCTCTGGCGTCTCCATCAATTCCGAATGCCTCTTGCCATCATGCTCAAAAACAAATGAGCCGGGCAAGAATCGGCGCAGATTTGTGGGCACCAACATTTCAGCGAGCGGCCGCAGGTCCGCGAAAGAACGGAACGTATATTCGCGTCCAGTGAAGAGATAGTTTCGAGGAGTTGTTTGCTTGGCGAGTCCGGCCAGCAACAGTTCGTCACGCTCAGCCCGAGCAATGTGCTTTCTGCTGCCGTCAGGATAGGTTAACAGGTAATTTTTGGAGATAGGAATACTCGCAGGAACTGCGATACAGCGGTATGGCGAGCCTGCCGCTGACAGGAAAGCCAGTCGGACGCGATTATGTAGTGAGTCAATCGGCAATGCAAATGATTTTTATGAGAAGAGTTCTTGGGTGGTGCTAGCGCGGATCGTTTGATTGCTTTACCTGTGGCAACCCGTCTACTTGTGAGCATCTGCCTCGCGCTCCCACTGAAGAACCTGTGTGCAGGCTCTGCAGTAGCGTTGATATTGCGACATAGCGTGAGCGTCCCACGTTTCACCGCAATGTGGGCACGTACACCGAATCAAAAAGTTTCCGTCGCTTCGATATTCATAGGAAGGCTTATCGAGACTCATTCTCCCCTCCACCGATTCCCGTACGCACGGGCGTGAACTAAGCAACGGTCATTTTTGCGAATGATGAACTCTCGCCTTCAGGGACTCTCTACCAGGTCACGGTAAGAGCACCACGCCCGCTCGTGCGTAATGTCTAACACGAGATTTAGTTGAAGCCATTGGTTGTGTTTATAAGTATCAAACGTCATTTCTCTGTTCCTTTCTGCCGCTCCGCGACTCGCTCTAGGATGGCGGGTGGGGCGAGGGCGAGAATGCGGTCCTTTAGGCCTAGATTGCCCGGATGAGATGGTCTATCAGAGAAGTCGTGAGCTAATTCAGCCGCAGCTTTTATGGCATCTGCAAACCCGCGATCATATTCACTGTTTTGCATTTAACCTCGCCTGTCCCGCCTCTCTTTTCTTTTTCCGCCACCGCTGGCATCTGGCCCTACGGCATATCCGACAAATTCTTACCCGCTTTCCATATGAACCGATGGCTGTAGTATCGAATGGATGACCGTTCGCGCAGGTTTTCTTGCGGGCCAAATTTGCAATAGGAGACGTGCCACGCAGAATATTCACTGCCCCTGTGACTACTTCTAAATGGTTCGGATTAATGCAAGACCTGTTACGACAAAGGTGATCCGGCTCCAATCCTTTCGGTATTGCATACTTGAGAAGTTCATGTGCAAACGCGTGAGCTGGACGGTGACGCCGAGACCCTACGAAGAATCTTCCGTACCCTTTACATAGAGCACCCTTCCACAGCCAGCACGGTCCCAGTTCTGGGCGCAACGCTGGAATCGGCCCGTTAAAATCAACCTTGCTCCAAAAGCGGTAGTGCAAGTTTTCTAGCGCTGTCTTTTGACGGGGTGTCATTTAGACTCTCCCAAGGACATAATCTCGCTTCGATGGATATAACCCTCTTCGTCGCACTTGTCGCAAATTCGCCGCAGCGTCTCCTGCACGATGGCGGCGGAATGGTAGACAATAAGAGGCGTAACAAGTTCTACAATCAGTCGTTTAACTTCAGAAACAATCTGACTTTCAGGTGGATCGTAAATAGACAGCTCGTTAAGATACTCGCCCCATATTTTCTCAGCGCACTCCTCCGCCAGCTTCCTCTCGCTGGACTCGGGCGTCACGGGGTTGGTCACGACTTCCTCCGCACTTCTTCTTCCGCAAACATAAATAGTGCTTCCATGATCTCTTCGCGATATCTGGCGCGGCAATGAGGGGCGTGGCGAATCGTTTCCGCCTCAGCAGCAGTAGGGGTGCGGATTCTGCAGGTACAAGGAAGCACTTGCTCCGCTTTTTCACGGGCGCGGCTCAGGCGGTCGGGCGTCACTTGGTCATTTGCCATCTTCGGCTCCTGGTTGGCAAATGACCAAGTGACGCCCGACCGCCTGAGCCGCGAACCCGTCTACTCACAATAATTCTATAAGGTGACTCTGATAAAGGCTCTTTCGTCCCACGGCGTTTTTGAATGCCATCGCGTTGCGCCAGTCGTTTGCTCCGGTTTTCTGCCGACGAGCTGCAAAACTCCACGCCATCGAGTCCGCCGATTCCAAGAGCGCTCGGATTGTGCCGTTGGCGAGTGCCGTGGTTTTTAGACCGAAACCGTGTAATCGAAGATCTGGCCGTTCCGTCTTTATCGCAATCAGAACATCGAGAATCAGGCACGGGTTAGCGTTGCGCTTGCAGATGGAGCCAACCCCAACCCAGGCGCCTTTCGCCAGCCGAGCGCCGTACTGCCGCACGTGAGAAACGTAATCATCCGGCTCATATCCTTGGAGCACTGGCATGATGTAACAGCCCGTTTCACACCGTAACAGACCGTCATACCTCTCAATAGTTAGGCGCTGGTGGTCGGCCACCGTGAGTCCTGTTTTCGCCAGCATCATTGGCTCGCACATATAGTCCTGAGAGACTGCCGCTAGCAGGTTCCCATTGCCCTTCCATCGCTTGATCTGCTCGGCGTACTCTTCCACTGGATGCGGGTATCCTCCGTAAGTCTTGATAGTCGTAAACGCCTGGGAATCCATGATCCAATCGCGCACAGAGAATGGCCCTTTCCTTTTGCGCAAGCGCCCGACTGACACAAAAGCAGATTCGAAGTGCTTCGCGTCCGATGGTTGATGTAAGCCGATAAAGAATTTCATGGTTTTGAACTTTTTCAGGTGCCTCTAACAACTCCCCGTCACAGGAACGGGCTTGACTCACAACGACTGCTCATTTCCAGCGAAGCTGCCACTAAAGACTTTCACTTTCCGGCTCCTGTCTCGTGCGCTGGTGGGCCTGTGTGGGCGCGTTGTCAGTCATCGAATGCCTCCACAAAAACGGTTCCAAGCTCTCACGACCATCGCGAGCGGCCAGCTCACCGGACTCCGCAAGATCGCAATCTTCCGAATGTACTTCGGTACATTCCACGTTGCTTCGCTATTGGCATGGAAATAAATGAAGTCCCCCGGCTCGACGTGCCGCTGTCTCCCATGAGGATCCGTCAGAAATGCTTCGCCATCCACGAAGATCGCAAATTCTTCTTTAAAATATCGCCACTTGAACCTCGCTGCTTTGCACTGCCAGACGACAACCCAAGCGAGGTGGTCTTTCGACTTGTAGAGAACCCTGGAACGTGTTTCGCCGTCTCCGCTTTCAAGCCACTCGGCGGGTATCGTGGAGAGTTCCATTTGGTCGAGAACCTTGTTCATCGCCCCCTCACAGAATCGCCGTCACGTCCTCCAGCGAAAACGCCACGATGTAACTGCCGCCCGCCGCTATCAATCTGGAGCCAAACTCATCCTGTGCCGCAGACAGCTTCCCGCGTGGTCCCTTTACCTCGATGCCCACGATATTCCCATTCACCACAGCAAATATGTCCGGGCTGCCAACTACCCCAAACCGCATAAATCTAGCTTTGCCCTTGTAGATAGACCGCATGGCGCCCGTGTTGGAACGCCAGCAGAAAATCCCCTTGATCGTCAGATATTGCAGGATCTGGCTTTGCACTTCGTGCTCGCTGGGCTGCCGTTTCACTTGCCGGCTCCCGGCGCGTCTGGATATTTCTTTTTGAAGTCGTTCAGTTGCTTCTGCCGCCTGCGCTCAATCTCCGCATCCGGTCCTTTAGCCTTGCTCTCGGGCTGTATGGTTTTAGCCTTGGCAATCAGCGCTAGTTTCTTCCTCGCCTCGTCCCACGTCATCGGCTGGCTATCCTTTTCCGGCCAATGCTGCGGCCACGACATAACTTTCTGATCCGCGCTCGCAGGAACTATTTTCACTTTCTTGCGTCCGTGCTGATCCATCCAGATATGCAGATTGCTGTTCGCAGTGAACGATTCGTACCAATCTTTTACCGGAACGAAATCAGCTCCAATATCCGACGACGCGCTACCGTTGAACTCCTCTTCCGGCATTCGTTTTATGATGTCCGGTATGCGCGGCATGAAATCGCATTCGTGGAGGCATCTCGGAAAGGAAACCTCCAGCCGTTCCGGTTCGTAACCCCTCAAACCTTCAATGTAGATTTTTTGTTCCGCGTCCGTGAGGTCCGCCCGGAAGTGTACGTTCAGGAGCGTTACCCACTTGGCGATGATCTGTACCGATGCCGTACTCTTTGGCGATTCGGACGGCTGATTCCATTGCTCGATTGACTCTTTGTTCGCTTTTGGTTCCTGCATTTTTCGGTACCTCATCTTCCCAGCGGCGATATTTGAGAAACCGTTCCGGGTCGGGCACGAATTGCATGTCCTGCCACTGATCTGTCAACTTCCATCGCTCTATCCCGGCCAAAATGTCCGAAATCGTGAAATCCTTCAGCCTGTGCCACTCTTTTAAGGCCAAAATCTTTTTAACGCGCTTGGGATAAGCGTCCCAAAAAAGGTCGAAATATAAATTCCCCGTCCGTTTCATAAGCACCCCTCAGTGCCTTTGCTTATTTACTTCGTCATTCTGCTTTTTGAGCCACCTTTCAAGTTCTTCTTCTGTGATTCTGATCTTCATAAAACCCTTGATGAAGGCTGTTCGGGCGCAGGAAACCTTAACCGTCAGTTTCCTGCAAACAAACCCCCGAAGTTAGGCGTCCGTATGCTTGGGCACTCTTCCCACAAGTTCCGTTTGGCCGCTTACGCGGTTGGTCGGCTTTTTAACGATACGCTTGCGGACGCGCACAGAAATTTCTCTGTGTCATCGGACCAGTTTTCTTTACATCTCAACCGCAGAGCACTGTCGCAGGTGTTTGGCCTGCCGTGGTTGCTGTGGTTCTGGCCCGATAAGATGCAGCGTCTTTCCCGCATCGTGCTCCTCGCACTGCTTTTGACTTTTACTCAGTACGACCTCGCCTCTAGGTTCAAAGACGGGTCAACAAAACTACGTTTCAAACTCATTCCGACGCAGCTCCCATCCAAGCCCATGGCCTACTCGGGTGGCACCGAGAGAGGGAACCAAGTTCTGGCCGGGTTGCTCAACCCGTTTCCCCCACTTGCTTCGCCCGAGCGTCAGGCAGTGCCAACTCGTTTCCCACTCTTCCAAGCCGTTCTTTTTCTCAGCTCCTCAGCCCTGGCGGCCGCTGGACCTGTCCTCGATTCACGCCAGGCGGCTTGCGGGCTAATATGGTTCTCGCGCTTTAGAGCTTCCAGCCGTTCTCGCTCAGGAGCGGTCATAACTCTTTCAGGGAATATTGAATCGGCGGTGGAACGTACTGGCGAATACCGATTCCTAACTCAAATCTTGATTTCTTTGGTGCGCCGGCGTGCCATCCCTTTCGCATATTGTTTGGAGGCTTGCCTAATGGGCGAAATGCATACTGCATTAAGGCCTTAAGTGCTTGTGTTCTTTTTTCATCGGAAAGAAATGGCCAGATAGGCTTGAGAAAAGTAATGCATTTGTCCCATCCATACACACGCAGTTTCCAGATCGTCCTCGACGGACGCATCTTGCCTTCTTGCGGTTTGCCTATTCTCACAACCTCGTGAAATCTATTCAGGGTGCGCGGGTTGACCTGGCTGATAGAAACTTCAACGCTGTAATGGTCCCTATAAGCCCGATAGAAAGTGCATCCCTCGCCATCGAAAAAGCCAGCAGCCCAAGCTCTTTCTAAGTTTCGGCGATTGGGTTGTACTCGTTCGGTTTCATGTTGAATGTCCAAGAAATTGCCTCCTGCACATTGTTTATCTGTGGCGGAATTCTCAAAAAATACATGCGCCCCGTAGAAGGATCGGTCACCCGCACGGCCCGCAAAACTCGTTCAGGATCTCCGGGCAAATCGACAGAGAACAAAATTCCACGATCATGCTTGTGAATCTCTTTGGCTTTAGCATCCGCGATGAAGCGGTCCATGCCAACGCGCTCAATCATCACGCGACGGATTTCGGCGTTTTCCTCGGCCAAGATTTCTTTTGCGGTGATGGTTTCAGGTTGTTCGATGATTCGCTGCGGAACAATTACGCCGTGCCACGCCCAAATACCCCACTTGTCGCTGTAGCCACAGGCTTGGCCCTTGTCGGAATGTAGCCGTCCTTGCGCATCAACTTCGACAATTGTGTGTCGATCAGAAACAAACACAATCCCGTCGTACGGAAACCACCAATGCAGATTTCTTGATTGCTCAAGCCATAGATCGAGAAGCTTTTCATCTTCAGGCGAGTACTCGACTCCAATCTCGGATGCGAATTTATAGAACACTTCCCAGCAGCACCAATGCGCTCCCGCGAAGCGGTTGCCGAGCTGCGAGTCGAGCTGCGAGCGGAGCTGCGAGTAGAGCTGCGAGTAGAGCTGCGAGTCGAGCTGCGAGCCGAGCTGCGAGCGGAGCTGCGAGTAGAGCTGCGAGTAGAGCTGCGAGTAGAGCTGCGAGCGGAGCTGCGAGCGGAGCTGCGAGTAGAGCTGCGAGTAGAGCTGCGAGTAGAGCTGCGAGTCGAGCTGCGAGCCGAGCTGCGAGCGGAGCTGCGAGTAGAGCTGCGAGTAGAGCTGCGAGTAGAGCTGCGAGCGGAGCTGCGAGCGGAGCTGCGAGTAGAGCTGCGAGTAGAGCTGCGAGCCGAGCTGCGAGTCGAGCTGCGAGCCGAGCTGCGAGCCGAGCTGCGAGCCGAGCTGCGAGCGGAGCTGCGAGTAGAGCTGCGAGTCCTTAGCCAGACATTTCAAAGCCCCCCAAGCTAGTACGCAGATCATCGGCGAACTGAAATAAAAAATTGTCGGCTTCGGTTTTCCGATGCGGCCGTAGAATTCGCCAATAATTTTCTCAGCCGCAGATTTGTCGATAGGCTGGGTGCTGCGTCCAATTCCCAGCCACTCCTCGTAAACCTCGGCAAGCCGCAACTCTTGCCGAGGCGTCATCTTTGTTATTTTCTTTGACATTTAGACCTCAGTCCGCGACGTTCCGGATCGCCTCCGGGCTGTACTCGCGTTGACGGATTACTTCATAATCCCCGGTTGGCAGAAACAGAGTGTTGTGTTCTTCATGAATGATCGACACGCCACCTTCCGCCGTGACCGAGAGGTACATCTTGTCGCCTACTTCGAGCACTTCCCCGGCCTCAACGTCTGCCAGCCGGTGGATGTGCCCCGTTGCCTCGCCTTCGAGAATGTGACCGTTTATGCGCTTCTTGAAGTCACACTCCGGAATGGTGTCGATCTTTCGGAACAAAACGTCGCCCTGCCTCCAAGTTTTCATTTCTTCTCCTTTTTTGATTTCAGACTTTCACTGCCTGCTTGCCAAATTGAGGGAAGATCAAGTGCGCTTGTGACGCCTCTCGTGATGCCACCGCCTGTGCGCTGCAAGCGAGGCTGCATTTTTGAATGGCCCTGTCACGCCACCCCGCTCGCCGCAAATATCACAGACGAGCCGATGACCATTGCCGTTCGTTTCCACTCGCAGGAACTGCAACCCCATTTCGCCACCCCCCGGCGTCAAAAGAGTGAGAGTGTTGCCCTGCTGCAGCTTTTCTATCTCGGCCTGTTCAAGTACCACGATTTGTTTCATGCGTCTTATCCTCCAACTGGATTTGAACTTTTGCGGCTCAATAACTTTCCGTCGATGGCTCTAGATATTCCTGCTCGGGCTCCAGAGTCCCTTCGTACAATGCTTTCTGATCGGCCTCGTAGTCGTGCCCGTTCAAGCGCTTAATTCCCTCGATGTTGAAAAACTTATCGTTTTGCTTTATGAGAAAATCTGCAGGCTTGCCCTTGTTCGCAAGGATCAAATCCCACAGCGGTTTCATGGACTCTTTGCCTACATGCTCGAAGCACGACAGTTTTTTGCCTCCCCACATGACAGACAGAAACGACCCCTTCTTGCCCTTGATGATTTCGGCTGAGTCGATGATGGGATCAATAGACAGTGGCGGGATGACTGCCTTTGTCACGCCATTCGTGGGCGCATTGCCCATGAGAATAAAACCGACATCGTGCTTTTTGCAGAAGTCCTGAAAGTTGAAGGCGAGAGACGCTTTCATGCAGAATGCGCCGTTAACCGTCCTGATTTGGAAGAACGCGCGATCATCGGCAGTCATGTTCGAGCGCACCACGGCCAGACCGTTGCCGGAAAGGGCTACCAGGGTGTCTCCGACAGGTGTCAAGATGACGTTGTACTCGGTGTCCTGTTTTGACTTGGCCTCGTGCTCGGCTAGCTTGCGTTGTGCCACTTCCTGCGCAGCTTGCTTGCTACCCACACCAGAGGCAAGATTTGCGTCGTCATCCTCCCCGGCCACTCCCACTGCGGCTTGATAGGCGTACCTCCGAGCGTACGTGAATGCCGATCCGCACGACTGGGCATCGAAGCGGTTGCCATGCATGAGTGCCGGCAGCATGTAGGTGCTTTCAATGAATTGACCAGACTTGTGCGCCAGGATGGTTTCTATCCCCGCTTGCTGTTCCGCCACGCTAGATATGGGGAACTGAACGACGGCAAGGCCATTCTTTGACAGAGAGGGCTGCGTAGCGCGAATGACGGATGCCATGTCCGCATACTTCGATTTGTAGGCCGGATTGGAACTGTCTTTCAGGACAGGATCAAATTCGATCTGAGCTGCGGACAGTGCGGAAATTAGTTCGCCAATACTTTCAGAGCGCACCATGGAAATCCACCTTTCGTTTAAACTTATTCCTTTGGAACCGCAGCCATCAGCCCGCCGCAATCCGGCTCCGGGCAGCCGATGGCTCCATCTCCGTCAACGTCAGGCTCGCAATCGCCCAGGCGAAGCGTTTTCAGGCACATGCTGCAGACCATCTTCACGTCTTCGATTCTTGTGAGTTCGCCCATGTCGTCCTATCGAATCCAAAACAGCCTTCAACCGTTCGTGGTGACGCCTGGATCTTTCAATGTTTCGCTTGCGCTGAGCTTCGCCTCGCGGCGTTAACTTTCTGCTCTCGTCCTTCACGGCAAATCCCCGGTACAAACGTGCTTACTGTTGGCCCCAAGCCATCACGGCCAGCCATACCGCCGCGCCAAAAATCAACGCAAAAAACAAGGTGAGCCCAAGCGCCTTCCGCAATCGTCGCCTCTTGTCGAGTTTGTATTCCCGGCGCGCGTGTGCGTGCATCGCCTGCGCAATAAACAGGCGCTCCTGTTCTGCTTCACCGTTCCAGGATTCGCTTCTCATAACACTCGCTCCGCTTACGTGCTTTCATTCCCATTCCCCGCTTGCGCTTATTTGTCGCTTGCTGTTCCCTCGTGGCCCATCGGCAGTTACTCGGTTCGTAATTGCCGTCATTGTTTATTCTGTCGATTGAGAATTCAGAGATCTGCCCATGTCTGCCTTCCGGACGCGGCCCCATGTCCTCGTAGAAAGCTTCAAAACTCTTGGTCCATCGCTCACAAACTGAAATCCCGCGACCGCCGTAATCTTCGTAGCGGGAGTCATTTCTGTTGTGGCACCTGGCACGCATGGCTTGCCACGCTTTATACTCACTGGAATGAGTCATCCGATGCGTACTATGAGCTTCATTAGAAACTTCGCGTTGTAGACATCCACAACTTTTCGATAATCCACTACGCAAGCTGCATCCATTTATATTCTTATCTTTGCCGCAATCACATTTGCACAGCCAAGTAATTGTGTTGTGACGTGTTCTTCCAGATTCGCGAATGACAAGCAGTCGTCCAAACCTTTTCCCCGTAATATCAATTTTAGGCGACACTCTGCGGATCACCCTACAAGCTTCTCGTTGTAGGCATCCGCAACTTCTGGTGCGTCCTCGACGCAAGTTAGTTCCAATTATTTCCCTTTCGGTCCCGCAATCGCATCTGCATAGCCAATACCAACGCTCCGACTTGACTGTCAGTGGGCGAACGGCCAACAGCCGTCCAAATCTCTTGCCGGTAATGTCAATCCTCTGACACACCTTGCGGCTATTCATCGCACTCGCTCCGTTTCATCAAATGCGGCATCAATGCGGATCGCCAGTTTCATGGCCTTGTTCGGTGCGGGCTGGCCGTAGCCGTAAGGGTCGTCAACCACGTCCATTTGCCCATCCAGAAACTCGCGGCAGTCCTGCAGGATTTCCAGCAGCGTTTCCCGCTGATTGCGTAGTTCAAGAGTTGTCTTGATCAGCTTTTCCAGCGCTTGCGTTGTTTCGGTGAAAGTGTTCATTACGCCGCCTCCATCGCGTCTTCTCTGGCGATTTCGATACATGATTCATGGCCGTACTCCATGGGATCATCGTCGCTAAGCTCGGCCACTAGTTCACCCGCCCTTATTGCATTTCCGCAGTAGCTGCAAAACTCGCCGTTCTCGAAAGATGGCGCGCGGAAGAAAGGTTGCATTTAGAATCCTCCAATGATTTCCAGCGACTACGAAATTCTCTGGCGTGAGGGTGCTTTCTTTTGTAATAAGCGCGCGTCCTGTTCCTTACGCATGCCAGACACGCACGCCATCCGGTTTTAGGGTTAACCCAAAGGTTTTCACCGGATAATGGATGACCATGCATGCACGCAACTTTCCGTGCGTTCACAGCCGTTATGGAATTACCCCTCATGTTATTAGTTCTCGCGGTTACGGCTTCCAAGTGATCAGGGTTTACGCACAAACGATTGCTGCACAGGTGATCAAGCTGAAGATCCTTTGGAATAGGACCTTTATGCAATTCATAGCTGAAGCGATGGACACGCACCTTTCTCAATGCGATCTGGATGCTTCCGTATCCACTGACAAATTTATGGCCAGTCCAATTCCAGCAACCGGAGGTTTTCTCCACGTAGCGCCAAAATCGATATAGCGGAGTGCCTTTGCGTGACATTAAAATCCTCCAAACAAAAGCAGGGTCACGCAGATCAGCCCAATGCCAACCACGAGAAGGACAGTGCAGCGGTCATCGCGCCTGTACTCGTACTCGCGCTCGCGCTGGTTGTAGTGGTGCATGGCCTCGGCAATTAACTCGCGTTCACGTAGCTCGAATTCGGTCACGATCATGCTGTCCTCCTGTTTTTCCGTGATGAGCCGTGCTCTGCGGTGCGCGGCTGTGCTAGGAAATCTGTTTCACTTTTTTCCCTGGTGAGTGACTGTGAGTAACCGTGAGCATGAGTTGCGCGGCGTTCGTGGACCGCTTCCTCCGGGTCATGCTTCAATCCCACTGTCAGCAAATGAACGATCTGCGCCCCCGGAGTGCGGCGTCTCCGAGAGGCACGCGCCCTGATCTCGCTGCCCAGATTAAGCGGCAGCCATTTCTAGGAGTTGGCCGATCTTCTTCTCTACCTTGTAGCGGTTGAGTTCGCTTAGTTCTGCGCCATGCTCAACATACGACAAGGATGCTCGGCTGATTCCAAGAAAT